CATGTCCTAGAACCCCAAGAGGCCGCCGAGGATGCTGTTTTGCGAGCTCCCGCCGAGTATGCCGGCGCCGAGCGATGCCCCGCCCAATATCTGCTGCAGGATGCCCGGCTGAGCCACCGCGTTCGACTGAGACGAGCCCAACTGCCCTGCCCCGGAATAGATCGCATTCGAGGCCGCCAGCCGCTGCCACGGGGCCTGCTGCTGCTGGTTATAGATGTCCTGTGCGGACTGGTACTGACGTTGGGTCAGATCCTCATTCGCCGCGCCGACCTGAGCCAGCCGCTCATACGGGGCGTATTGCTGATCGTAGACGCCCGGGGCTGCACTGATCGCATTGCTCTGCAGGCCGGCAATGTCCCCGAGGATGCCGCGCTGGTTGGCGATGTTCTGGTTGAACTGGTTCGTCGCCATGGCCGAGCGGAACGCGCCGACCTGATCGGCGATCTGCCCCGAATGCGCCATCGAGCCGTCACGCCCAGCAACGTTAACCGACCGGTTGATGTCGTCGGTGAGCTTCCCCGCCTGCTGGTCAACGACGTTGTTGAAGGCGTCCTGATTGGACTGCCCGAGGAGACCCTGAAGCTGCCCAACCGTCCCCTGCCCGTTGAGGATGCCCTGCAGGTTGGACATCGAGGCAGAGGCGAGCGGATTGCCTGACTGCGCAAGGTTCTGGATGCCCGACAGAGCGCCTTGGGTCTGCGAAGAGAACGGAACGACCGTTGGCCCGGTATAGGGATTGAATCCGGTCCCCGCCTTGGACAGGTCTGAGGCCGTTTTCATGTTCCCCTTGAGATAGTCCTGGGACGGGCCCCACGGGGAAGACGTGGAGGTGTTGGTCGTGGTCTGTCCACCGCCGGGCATGATCAGAGCGCCTTTCCAAGTACGATCCGTTCCGGCTCAAAGCCGGTGAGAGCACGCGCCCAGCCCATCCGCCCCTCTACTTCGAGGCGAACGCAGCCGGCCTGACGTGCCATGTGTTCGAACTGCTCCAAGGTCGGCCGGAGCCATGCCTTCATGTCCGCGCCGCCTATGTGCTCGATGACTGCCACCCGCCCCTTGTTCGTTTCGCGAACGGCAGAGGCAGCGGCGGCTAGGATCGGCAGCGGGTGGCTATCGTGGTAGATCGCCCACAGGAGGAGCCGGGTGGCTCGCGCTTCCTGCAGGATTCTGTCGGCGGTCCACGCCGTATGGACCGCATCGATTGCCTTTTGAAACCACGGCTCCAGGAGCGGCCAGACTTCATCAATCCGGTCGCCCCAGATGTTTTCGAGGACGATCACCCGATCTGGACCGCCTTCGGCATGACCTTCGGGTATTCCATGTAGCTCACGTCAACGTATTGTGACGCAGCCCCGGCCACGCGCAGAGCTTGACCGCCGCGCAAAACGATCGGGCGAAACTCGATATCGAGCGAGCCAGCCGCGGGAACCACGGCCGCCTTGCGGAGATAGATTTCGGTCGTGCCGTCGTAACGGATGATGTCAGCGGCGCTTGCCACGCCGGTCGTGATACAGATGTTGATGCCAGTGACGATGAGCACGAAATCATTGGTGCACGTCAGGACATCGGTCTTACTGCCGTTCGCCAGCGCGGTGCCCGCCGATCTGTACGGCGCCAGAACCTCCACCGATGACATCAGCGCTCTCCGTCCGGCACGAGGTCGTTGCCGTCCACGTCAACGCCCTGCAGGTGACTCCACGTCTCGCCCTCGGCAATGCTGACTTCCGCCCGCATGTACCGGCCGCTCACCCGCTGCGGGACAAAGCCGGTCACGTCCATTGACGCCGCGGTCGACCACGTTGCCGAGGCCGACAGGTTCTCTCTGGTTGCCGTGCGGCCCTGAGCGTTCGCGGCGTCGGTAAGAGGCCGGAAGCCACGACCGAACGCCCGCTTGCCCGGGATCGGCTGGAACTCCGCGGTTTGCACCGTGGCGGCCATGTTGCTGCCGTTGAAGAACGCCATTTTGTAGTCGCTGTCGAAGCCGGCCACATACGGCACGCCGCCCATGAAGATCGGCGAGTCCATGGAGACCGTCATCGAATCGATCGAGGCATAGAGCGCATCCAGATCCTCAAGCGAGAGACCCTGGGTTGCCGCTCCGATCAGAAGGCTGCTCGATACCGTCCCATGCGTCCACTTCTTCAGGCCGTCGTCGTAGCAAAGGATGATGTCCATCAGGTCCGTGCCGTTGCCGGCGGACGGAGCAAGCCAGAACATCCTTGGCTTGAGCGGGTCAGCGATCCCTTGGATGGTGTAGAGCCGCTGGATGTTGATGTTTTCTTGGAACCAGGCATCGATCACCTCAAGGCCGATCGGGACCGAGGTGTAGCCAGTGTCAGGGCCGATCCTCCGAAAGCCATTCCGGCCGAGATAGAACGAAGTCGTGCCTCTCGTGGCGATGCTGTTCGGGGCTACGCAGCCCTGCCCGTCCTCAACCTTGGCGAAGTTGAAGACGTTGACATCCGACACCTGCACGAAGCGCCGGATTGCGGTCTCCTGGAAGATCAGTCCCGCTTCGAGCGGGGTAATGCCGGTGATGAAACCGCCATCCTTGAAATTCTGGAAGTCGGCCGACCGGTTCCCATACGTCCAGTAGGTCGGATCGTTGAGGCCCGACCACTCGAGCCCGGTCGGATAGGTGCTGGTCCGGCCGACCATGAGGAAGCCACCAACGGTCTTCACATACCGACCGATCGGAGCCCCGGCGAGAGAGGCGAACGACGTGCCTACGTCAACATCGGTATAGACCAGCCCGTCCGCGCCATTGGCGAAGATGACGTAAGTGCCATGCTGCGCCGCGGACCACATTTCATCCGCGGGAAGCGCATAGGTTGCCCCGCTGAAATCGGTCCATGACGTAGCGCCGGCATATTTCTTGATCGCCGTCGCCGTGGCTGCAAACGTCGTGTACTGCCCCGAAGAAGCACGGGCGAGGAATGCCCCCTTAACCGCCGCTCCGACCGCTGCAGAGGCCGGGGTCATCTTCGGCCAGGGATTGTACTTGGTAGCTCCGGGGAGAACGCCGCTCGCCTCTCCTGCCATCGGAGAATTGAGGTCGTATGCGTCAGGCGCCCAAGAGCCGAAGGGATAGGCTACCACGGCCAGGTCGCCGAACGCGGGTAGTTGACGCTGCCGCCGCTAACCAGAGCGGCGTCGATTGAGAGTTCAGCGCGGGACTTGCTCCGCCCTTCCTTGACCATCACCTCTTCGATGGCGGTATTGAGCTTCGCCAGCCACATTGCGGCCGACTCCTCGGCCTTCATGTACGCATAGGCCTCGACCAGCGACGCCATGAGATAGACGTCGGGGTGACTGGTCATCAGCCAGTTGGTCGTCGCGCCATCCGAAAGCGCGAAGGACTGGCGGTAGCGGAACTGAAATGTGTGGGCTTGGTCGCACGGCCGATCGAGTATGATCTTTGCGCCCTGCACCGCCCATGACCACGGCGTGCCGTTTGACGATGCATAGCCCAGCTCCGCGATCTCTTTGGCGGCCAGCCGACAGAAGTCGCCGGTCGTGGTTAGGTCGAGGCTGATCGCTTCGATATAGTCGGTCGGAAGGCTTAGCTCCCGGCTTCCGAGCGTCCCGGTCAGCGTCGTCACCGTTTCCGTGATGCGAAGCTGCAGGAGCCGGTTCAAGCGAGACTCGGCCAGCGAGATAAAGGTCGGGATGACGGTCGTCAGGTCCGACCGAAGGATGTAGTCCGCGACCGCGGCTTTCAGGTCAGAGTAATTGGCGAGTGCCATCAGGCGGCCTTTCTCGCCGGATCGTTTGACCCGCCGGGCTGGCGAAGCATGAATTCGTGCAGATTGCCGAGGAACGCCCGGTCTGGTGCATGGTGCGCGATGTCGAGATCGGGGATGATCCAGATGTCCCCGCCCGCCTCGGTCCACCGCTTGGAGAACGCGTAGTCCTCTCCGTACCAGACGCCGCCTATCGCCCCATGATTGAAAAGATCGACGGAAGCCGCATACCGAGGGCCATAGATCAGTTCCGGGTAAGCGGCCATGAACCGATCGACGGCTTCCTTGGTGATCTTGAGGAAGCCGGCCGGGATGCGCGTCCCTTTGAAACAACCATCGTCGCGAAGCACGGGGTGGCCGCCGGCATCGCTCTGCCAAGCGCCCATGTATTCTTCCTCGTCCTTCTTGAACCGATACGTCCCGGCGACCACATCGCCCGGCGTCTGGATCAGCGTCACCAGATCGGACGGTTTCCACGACAGGTCGTAGTCGAGGAGCACGATCGCATCGGCCTGCCCGTCGAGCGCCTTGCGAACGAGGGTCGCTCGGGCACCCGATATGTAGGGGTTGCCGAGTTCCTGAACGTAGGAACACGCGAAGCCAGCCGCCTCCAGCAGAGGTGCCGAGGCGGCCAAGGCTTCGCGATAGGGCAACGTCGGGCCAGAAAGGCTCGGCGTTGCGATGACGACCTTCATGCCCTAGGCGGTCTTGTAGACGCCAAAGGCAATGAGAGCGTTGGTGAGCTCCAGAAGGATCGCCGCGGTGTTCGAAGCAACCGAAACGTAAGACGATGCCGAGAGGAGCGAGGTCGCGAGCACCGTCGAGGTGCGCTGAGCGACCGGCGTGACGCCGTAGTGACCGATCTTGTCGGTAGCCGACTGGCCGAACGACGTGCCGTCCGGGCCGCCGTCCGAAAGCTGCTTGGTGCCCATATGAGGGTGTCCTTTGTGCTGATTGGAGAAAGGCCCCCCGGCCGTAGCCGAGGGGCGCTCGACTAGGAGCCGTTGAGACGGACGGCAAGCCGCGGATCGATCGCCTTGACGCCGTAGAGCAGGTCGAGACGCCAGGCGCTTTCGTCGCTGATGCCGTCGTAGACGGGGATCACGCGGACGTTAATGCCCTTGTAGCTCTGGCGAGAGACATCGACCGCGCCCGGCGGCT